TTAATCAGCATGTCGCAGGTTCGAGTCCTGCCCGGGGAGCCATTTTCGCTTCATGCGAAACTGGGGCGGCGGCTCTGCGGATCCATTCGCGGAGCCGCCGTCCTCGTCTCCGCCGAGAGGGATCCGGTAGCGCTCAGACGTCAACGACGGGTCATAGGTCAGGTAGGCGTAGCGATCATCGATCTTGACCGAGACCATGAAGGCGTGAACGAGCCGCTTCCGGCCCCAAAACGACTCATCCGCAAAGAGGGCCGCGTAGAAATCCACGAGCTCGCGGATGACGGGTTCAGAAACCTTGACCGGCTTGGCGGCCAGCTGGACTTTGAGCTGATCCCGATCGAGCTCTTTCCCCCGCATGAGCGCCGCCAGCTCCTTCACGCGGGGCGCGATGTCCTCCGAAGTCAACCCTTTGTTCTCCTCCGCCAGCTCAAACAGCCGGGTGCGCTTGCGATCGAGGGCCTGGATTTCCTGATTGAGACGCGGCAGCCGATTCTCCCGTTGGGCCTGAGCCTCCTTGAGCAGCTCATTCCGTGAGGTGATGAGCTTCTTGATCGTCTCGCGGGTCGTGAGCCGTTCGTGGAGCTTGGAGAGAAAGATGCGCTCCAGGGTCTCGGCATTGAAGCGGCGTTGCCGGCAGCCAGCAGAGCCCGCGCGGATGATCGTGTTGCAGACGTAGTACGGGTAGCGATGGCCTTTGCTGTGGGCGGACTGGCCGACGAAGCGCGCCCCGCACAGCGCGCACTCGATCAGCCCGGAAAACAGGTAGTCGCTCATAGATGCCCGAGGATGCGGGGCGACGCGTCGATGTCCATCGAGCATCGTCTGGACACGGTTCCAGTCTTCACGGCTGGCAATCGGCTCGTGGGTATCCTTAATGGTGATCGCATCAAGTTTCCAGTCCATGGGCCGTCGCCGCTTGTTGAGTCGCTTGCCGAAGGTGACGTCCCCGCAGTACTTCTCGTTGCGTAGGATCCCGAGGACGAGGTTCTTCGTGAACGGGTAGCCGCCTCGGCACCTCAGGCCTTCCGTATTCAGCCGGTGCCGAATCGCGCTGACTCCATCGCCTTTCAGATAGAGCGCGAAGATCCGGCGCACCAGCTTGGCTTCGGACGTTTCGACAGCGAGCTTGCGCTTCGGGCCCTTCTCGGTTTGGGTTGTGATGAGCTTGTAACCGAGTGGGGCAAAACCGCCGTTCCACCACCCGCGCCGGGCATTCTCGGCCATCCCCTTCAGGCTCTCACGCGCGAGGTTGAGGCTGTAGAACTCATCCATCCCCTCAAGCATGGCCTCAAGGAGTACCTCGGTCGGGTCGCCCGAGCCGATGATCGGCTGCGTCGCCGAGACGACACGAACCCCGCTGCGGCGCAGGAGCGCCTTGTACTTCACGCTGTCGTATCGGTTGCGGGCGAAGCGATCGAGCTTGTGGACAAGGACGAACTGGAACGGCGGGTGTTTGACCGTGGACTCGGCGATCATCTCCTGGAAGGCCGCGCGGTCGTCAGAAGTGCCGGAGCGGGCTTCATCGACGTAGACCTTGTGGACGCGCCAGCCCTGCTTCTCAGCGAAGGCCAGGCACTCGCGGCGCTGGGCCTCGATGGACATCGAGTCGCGCTGCTGCTCGGAGGAGTAGCGGCAGTAAATCGCGCAAGATGTTAACCGAGTCGATCCTTTGTCCATCCCATCTTTACCATGTGCGCCAGAAACTCACGTCCATAGACGGTGATCCGCATCCGGCCATTATCTTCTCGCAGGAAGATCCGGTCCTTGAGGAAGCCAAGCCAACGATCGAAGCTGTCATTCTTATATAGCGATGGGTATTGAACCGCTGCGAGGCTATAGAACACCCGTAGCGACTCAGCTGGTTCACCAGTGAGCCGACGCTGGTCCTCGTTGAGGTAGTCCAGGAGACTAAGCTGGCTACCGTAGATAAACATATAATCATTTAGAAAACGATAAGCGATGGCCACTGCGCTTAAGAATCGGAGCAGAACCGGTACAGCTTCCACACTGAGGCCGCAACGCTTCTCCAGCTCTGTGCTGAGGATCTTTTCTTGCTCACGGATTAGCTCGTTGTCCAACTCGCGCAGGAGGGTGTCGGCTTCAGCACGCAAATCGCGTTCCGGCTTACGATTCTTTTGACTGAATGAGGCGAAACCAAGAGTCTTCAGCCGCGGAAATAGGTCGATAATCTGCGATCGGAAGATAAAGCAAAAGACGGCCACGGAGCCGATGATACCGCAAGCTATACCGATGGCATTCCACATAGATCACTACCCTTCACGTTTGAAGGCATTGACGATGGCGTTGACCACATCTTCTTGTGAAGCACCCGACGGAACGCTCAGCGGCTTTCTTTTCAGCAGCTCCCCAATCGCGATGAGTGCGACTCTCACGAAGTCGGCTTTTGTGTTCACGGATCGACTCGCTCTATAGACCCCAGATGAGGCCATGAGATTTTCGATCCTCTTGTACTCATCGGTGGTTGCCCACAAGTACCCATGCCGTTCTCGCTCGATCTTGCCCATCGTTATCGCCTCTTCCTAATTTGCTCGACGCATTTGATCGGGCTCGCCGCGACCTCGTGTTCCCAGAAACGCAGGACAGCCCACCCCATCCTACGGAGCCGATTCCGATTGTTTCGATCTCGACTGACGTTACGGGCGACCTTCCCGTCCCAGTAGGCCTGGGAGCTCTTGGGCCTTCGGTAGCAGTTTGGGCAACCGTGCCAGAAGCAGCCGTCTACGAAAACGGCCAGTCGCATCCTGGTGAACGCGACATCTGGCGTACCTGGAAGGTCGCGCGCTTGCGCCCGCCAGCCGCGCGTTCCACTGCTTGCGAGTGCCGCCATGAGCCGACGCTCCGTCGAGCGGGTACCACTACTCTTAACGGCCGCCATAATCCTGGAGCGCGTGAGCGGGTCAACGCGATCTCGCGTCTTTGGCGTCCGCCGGCTTATCTTTCCACCACTCCACTGAAGCCAACTTGTCATACCCTCGCTCCTGCATGAACTGTACGATCTCTGAGCAGGCCGGGAACTCATTGGAGAACTCCATCCTCAGGTATTTGATGAGGTTATCGGCCAGAAGATCCTTGTGCTTTCCGCACAGGGCCTTCTGATACCACTCCTCCAGCTCGCTCTGCGTGATGATCCCTCGTACGCGGCTCCATAAGCCGATCTGCTGTAAGATCCGTCTGGTCGGCTCCTCCTCGGCATCCTTGCACACGATCACGATGCTGTCAGCCGCGATCTGTTCGACCATGTCCTCGGCGAGATCCTCGGTCAGCGTCAAGTGTTTCACCTGGACTGCCGGCCCGAAATTGCACCACATATCCAGGCCACGATCTGCGGCATTAGTGACCCCAGCCCGATAGAGCTTCGCCGGCATGGCAATCGAAAGCTGCTGAGCGGAGATCCCGAGTACGCGCTTGGTGAAGCCCTCAAACTCTTTGACGAGCTCCGTTCTTTTTTCAGAGACGGAAAGCCTGACCTCCGCGTTCAATGCCTCGACCAAACTCTCAAAGAGCGCGTAGACGACGATCTCATACGCCTTGTCAATGCTCCGGCGAAGTCCTGGCTCATGGATGAACTTCGAGATCAGGTCGAGCAGGCGGAAGTTCTCCGGCTTGACGCCGACTAAAAACGCGGCAATCTCCGATAGCATCCCCTGGCGCGACATGAACCCCTGGTAGATATATGCTTCCACCGCCCCGCCAGTCTTGTTGTTGACCTCCGCCAGTACCTTCAAGACAGGTGGAGGGGTGGCATTGGCCTCGAACAGATTGTCTTGGAACCTTGCGGACGATGTGCACCGCTTCCTTAATAGCCTCACGGTGATTTCATCTCGCCATTTCTTTGACCTCGTCCTGTAGGTCTCCAGATTGTCGGGATTCAGGGATTGGGGATCGAGCCGATGCTTATAGAAGATCTCAGCGACCTGGATGGGTTTATACCAATCGACACGCGAGATCGAGATGACGTGGTCAAGGTGCTGTTTTGCTTTGCTGACCGTCATCGAGCGGCTATCGCCAACTCCATTGCCTTCCGCTCTTGGTGCTGCTCAAGCTCAGGGAACAGGAGACCCTGCCGAGCATAAGCATCTGGCGCAAGTGACACCTCGCCCCTCAGGCATTTCAGAACCTCTCGCCCAACTACCTCGACGACTGGCACGGCTAAGCTGTTTCCGGCCTGCTTCTTCACTTGACTGTATGAGCAGACGACCTTGAAGCTGTCAGGGAATCCTAACAGGCGCATCATTTCTCTGGGCGTGAGACGCCGCTCGCCATTGACCAGAAGATAGTTATAGGAGGCTGTGGCTCTGAGAGCGCAAGCGTGAGGATACGAGCTGATGTGGCCAGCCTTATTCTCATGCCAGATGCTGGGTATGCAGGATGGCTTGTGCATTGACCAACGTTTGTCTCGGATCGTTTTTGAGACGTAATATTTCTTATCCACATCCTTCTGGAGGATCTCATCTAATTCGATCTTCCTGATACCACCGCTCGGGAACTGGAAAGCATACGGCTTCAGGAATCCGACAATGAAGATTCGCTCACGCTTGTGGGGCAGACCGAAGTCGAGGGCGTTTAGTACCTTCCAGTTCGTGTAGTATCCGATAGATTCCAAGTGATCGAGGATAGCTCGAAAAGTCCGGCCTCTGTCATGGCCGACGAGCTGCTTGACGTTCTCTAAGATGAACGAGACGGGACGCTTCGCTTTCAAAATTCGCTCGACCTCAAAAAACAGCGTGCCGCGCGTGTCCTGGAAGCCTTTCATGTCACCCATTATGCTGAAGGCCTGGCAAGGGAAACCGGCCAAGAGGATCTCGTGATTTGGTATGTTCTTGCTCTGGATCTTAGTGATGTCGCCAGCTGGACGCTCCCCGAAGTTAGCTTCATAAGTTTTTTGGCAATGGGAGTCCCACTCAGAGCTGAACACACACCGGCAGCCAAGACGCTCGAGAGCGATTCGCATTCCACCCATTCCCGCGAATAGATCGATAAAGGTATAAGGTCGGCTACCGTTCTTCATTATTCGTGGTTGATTTGGATACTTCAAAGGATTTCGCCATGTTTCTTGCAAGCAATGAATAACTCACCATTAAATCCAGTCGCACGGACCCTGTAGTCGCGCCAGTTCAGCTCAATGATCTCAGGGATCGGCATCCGCAGCTCGATGGCGATCCCTGGCTTATCCTTTGGGACGACAATGCGGCTGACGAGACGATTGATCGTGGCTTGGTGCCTTAAAAACTCACCTAACTCCTTGAGGAGCGCGCGATCTTCCAGGCCTTCAAAAGTGCATTTGATGCGGTCGCCCTGAGAAAGGCGGTCAGTCATGTCTTAGGTAACTGGGATGTAATAGAGTCAAGCAACGAGGATACTGCGGCGCGATAGTCTGTCACTTCGGTTATGTCAGATAGTTCACTGCGACGACCATTGCTATTTGTCGCTTCTTGGATGATCTTAAGGCGCACGCGGGATATTGTGGGGCCCACGCGCTGTACCTGCGCTGAGACGATGTGGGTCTGATTCCCTCCCCAAACAGCGACCACAAAACTTATCGCCTTCCGCATCACAGATCCAGGTTTGCTGGTCGTTGTCACAACGCCGGAAATCGGCTCAGCTGTGGCAATCACATAGCCTGCTTGCTGTAACCCAGCAACGGTTGCGCGGAATGCAGTCTCATAATCCGCTGGGAGTTCACGACTCTCAATCTGCAGCAGTTCCGTCGATGATGCGTTATTCAGGTACGGAACCGTCGCCGCACATCCGGAACAAAGTAGCACGACTGATAGCAGTCGTTTCATTTCAAGAACCCTTTCCATGGCACCCACCCTACTTGACCCGCTTCATCCATACACTTCTGACGACGCCGCGCAGCATAATCTCATTTTGCTTCGTGAACATCCTCGGCTGGTGTTTAGGATTCGTCGAGTCGGGTGAAAGCGTCACCGTTGTGCCGTCTCGGTAAAAGCGCTTGATCGTCGACTCACCGTCGATGCGCGCGACGACAACCTGCCCGTTGTCTGGCTGCGCCTCGGCATCAACTAATATCTTATCACCGTCATCAATCCCCGCGCGATTCATCGAATCGCCTTTGACCTTCAGTAAGTAGACTCGCCGCCCGCGCACGTCCTCACGTGGCAGCCATTCCCATTCGATCACCTCGTCAAGGACGATCTTCTTGTCTGAGGCGGGGCAGATGCCAAGCAAGGGCACCTTGACGTAGGAGGTGGGGAGCGGCTCGGCGCCGGGGGGCAGAGGGGTTTGGACTATTTCGTCAAAGGTCACATTGAGAGCCCTGGCAAGTCTTCGGCAGTCTGATTCTTTGATGCCACCTCCGCGCTCCCAACGCCAGATTGTCTCCGGTCTTTTTTTGATGTTTACCGCCAAGGCGAGCTGCCCTATCCCCCTGGCTTCGCGCAATTCTTTGATGCGCTCCCCGACATAGAACCTACGTTCACCACGCATTAGATTTTTTCACTTGACAAATTGTGCAATGTAGAATATAGTCATGCCTGTACATGAAAACTACCCAACCTCAAGTCAACCAACCGGACGACATCCTCACCGTAGAGCAGGTAGCTGATCTGCTCCAACTCCATCCCAACACGATCTACGAGAAGGCGAATGCCGGAGAGATCCCTGGCATGTTTCGCCTCGGAGACGGCGAGCGCGCCCCGATGCGGTTCTCCAGACGTCTGCTCATGGAGTGGATTGCCAATCAAGCGACAAAAGTCACAGATGGCCGCTAACCGACCCATTCTATCTCGCTCTACAACGCGTTGCAAGACACCTATCAGTCCGGCAAGTACTCAGCAGCCCTTAAGGCCTCAAACCCATCAAGCAACGCATTTCTCAGGGCAAGCAACGCATTGTGCATGCTGCGGCCAACCGTTCCATCCAATGAGGCGATGGCAACGGTTTTGTAGCCGTACATGCCGCTGGAAGACCTGGAACGTGGCCCACCACCGCACTATAGCGGCTCCAGTGGAAAAACGCGCAAAAGAAATTTCGATTAACCGTGATTAGCCATGGGCGCAGCAGGCAGCGGGCGGTTCTCGGAGCGGTCGCTTGCATGGGACTTCAAAGAATTAGCGGTGGAACTGGCCGAACGACTGGAGCGCGCCCGCTTCGATGCGACGGTGCTGAACGACCTGCGCTGGTTGGAGGAACGCAAAGCCAGAGTGCAGATCCTCAGCGAACGGCTGCGCTTCTTGGCCATGAAGGGACGGATGGAGAAAGAACGATGACCTCGGCGGGATTTCGTGTCGCGGCCTTGTGTCTTGCGGAGCGACCAGGCGCAGATCGGCACCCCGTACTGACTGACGAGGAGGTCGATCGCGTGACTGATCGGGTGTTTGCAGCACTGCAGGCGGAGCAGAGCAGGAATGGCCAACCCTTACGACTGGTCCCCGTACGCCATCGATCTCGTCGATGACGAGGAATTTGAGGCGTTCATCGAGGAAAGAAAACGCCGATGCGAACGCAGCGCACCGGCGCTTGAACCTGCTGAGCCGTTTGGGCGGCTCGCAAGCAGGATACCACAGCGTCCTGCGTAGTCAAGGAGGTTCGTGATGAAGTCGGCAACTGGCGCAGATCGGCCATTTGTGGCGGAAGATCCGCCGCGGACGGCGGCGACGGAGCGCGTCATGACGAGAACGCGGCCCGCCGTGGTCGGCAATTCCAACGGGCAGGTCGTCACGATGATCGACCCGGGCAAGCTCGGCTTCAAGACGGCCGGGACGGACACGCGCTTCTGCAAGTTCGGGTTCTACGGGGCGCAGGGGTCGGGCAAGACGACAACGGCGACGTGGCTCGCGCGCGAGATCGCGCGGCGGGAGGGAAAGAAGTCGGTCTACATGATTGACTCCGAGGGCGGCTCGGACTTCGTCGCCAGCGTCCTGGAGAAGGCGGGCATGCGCCTGGAGGTCATCAAGACACGGGAGTTCAAGCGACTCGTCCAGGTCACGGAGGCGCTGCACGACAGCGGCGAGGTGTTGATCCTCGACTCGGTCACGCACTTCTGGAACGACGTCATCGAGAGCTTCCTCGCGCAGAAGTCGGGCTACAAAGCGCTTGAGATGAAGGACTTCTCGACGCTGTACGACACCTGGCGGCTGTTCACCAAGCCGTACGTGACCTCGAAGCTGCACTACCTCGTCTGCGCGCGCATGGGGTGGGAGTACGCGACCACCGTCAACGAGCGCGGGAAGCTCGAGTTCTACAAGAGCGACACGAAGTTCAAGGCGGGCGAGCAGTTCGGCCACGAGCCAGCACTCCTCATCTACATGCAGCAGATCGACAACGCCGAGGCGGTAGAGCGCCTGCACCACGCCAAAGACAAGGCAGAGAAGGCGAAGGCCGCCGAGCAGATGGCGATCGGCTCCTCGCTCGACTTCGTGGCGACTGTGGAGAAAGACCGGGCCCGACTCCTGATGGGCCGGCAGCTCGTCTTCACGCCGACCCCGGATGATGAGGCCAACGCGCGCGCGGTCGTCACGGCGTTCGACCCGGTCATCGCCTGGCATCTGAAGAACGCCACGCACTCAGGGCTGGAGGCAGGTGGCGGCACCGGCTCGCTCTTCCCATCGCAAGAAGACGATCGCGCCTACTTCGAGCGTCGCAAGCGCAAAGAGATCGTGCTCGGCGAGATCGAAGCGACGTTCACGCGGTGGCTACCAAGCACCTCGCCGAAGGATCGGCAAGCGGCCGTGATCGTGGCCGAGAAGGTCTTCGGCGTGAAATCCTGGGAAGCCGTCAAGCAAATGGAGCTGGAAGTATTGGAAGCGGTCATCGCGCCACAGCCGGATGGGCCGAGTGTGCTGGAGCGTGCTTGCATTCAGGAGCGCGAGAAGATCGACGCCGGTGCCAAGCCAGCCGCCAAGACCGGGCCGACGGCACTCCCGGAGGCGTAAGCGTCCCACTAAAGAAGCGGTGCGGGTCTGGCGCGGCGCCCGGCTCGCACCGCGGTACGACCAGGAGCCAACGATGCAGGTTGCAGTGGGACGATTCCGGTTCATCGACAAGGGCGCGCTGAAGGCCGCGTGCTCGATCACGATCACGTCAGAGACGTACGGCGACATCATGGACATCAACGGCGTCAAGGTGCTGGACGGCAGCAACGGGCTCTTCGTCTCGATGCCGGCGGAGAAGGGCAACGACCAGAAGTACTACGCGCTCGTCTTCATCAAGAACAAAGGTCTGAAAGACGCGATCGACAAGGCCGTGCTCGAGCACTACGAGCAGGCAACGGCAGGGGTAGCGACGAGCAAAAGCCCGTTCTGACATGGCGAAATACCAGCCAGTGCTCAATAGCACCTGGGGCGATCCGGTGTTCCAGTCCTGGGGCAGCGACGCTAAGCTGCTCTTCCTGAACCTGATCACCAGCCACCGCAATAACCCCCTCGGGCTCTATGCCGTCAGCAAGATCACGCTCGCCTTTGAGACCAGCTTGACCGGCGATCGGCTCGAGGTCGCCTTCAAGGAGATCCAGACCCCACAGAACGGCTACACGCGCGTGCGCTATGACGAGGAACGTGGGGTTATCTGGATCACCAACGCCATGAAGCACCAACCAGGGATTGTCTCCGAAAACAAGTACATGCTCCAGCATATTCAGGCGATCTTGCGGCAGTATGCCGACTCCCCCTTGGTGGGTGATCTGGTCTCGCATTACAGCAAGAGGGGCTATGCCTGGGCTTTTAAGGGGCTTGGAAGGGGCTATGTAGGGGCTACCAAGGTCTCTAATAGGTTAGGTAAGGTTAGGTTAGGTACTACTACCAATACAAATAAAGTACAACTACCCACTCCAGAAACCCCGCCGCGACTGCTCACAACCGACGAACAGGCGGTATTGGCCTATCTGCAACAGACCTCACCGATCAATCGGCTCCAGGATCCAGAACGGGTCATGCGCCGGTTGTTTGATGCCTACAGCGATGTCGGGCCCAAATGGATCCTGGGGGAGCTGCGCAAGATCGTCAGCTACTGCGCCGCGCGCGGGGAGTGGGAAGGCCAGCGCAAGGACTGGGCCGCAACGATCCGCAACTGGCTCAAACGGGCCTACGGGGATCCGTCAGCCAGAGAGCAGATCAAGGCACTGATCAGCAAGGTCGGCAACATCCCCGCGAAGCAACCCGTAGGAGCACACGCCTGATGCCTGAATACCTTGGCCGTCCCAAGCACCCGCTCACGCCTGATGCGGCTGAGATGGTGGACAAGAAAGCCCCGCTCAAATCCTGCGGCCATGCCCCGGATTATCGGTGTTGCTGCTACGCGCATCAGGATGCCGAGCAGGACAGTCAGGATTGCTATGACGAGATGCGGATGCCCATTGGCTACAAGTTGGGGCGGGCGTATAGCGTGGAACTGTACGGGATGGGGGGACGGGCCGATGCCTGAGCCAGTGACGCCCAGCGAGGATCGCCGCGAACCGCAAGCGGTGAACGTGTCCGATCGGCTCTTTCAGGCCGTCTTTGACCTGACCGTGGAGGAGGCGCGCGAGCGGGCGGTAATCGATGTGCTGCGTCACACGCTCACCGAGCGCGAGGCGTTGGTGCTCGACCGGAGAATCTTCTGCCGCAAGACTCTCAAAGAGTGCGGTCTGGAGTTCTCGGTGACACGGGAGTGGATCCGACAGATCCAGGCCAAGGCACTCCGGAAACTGCGCTTGGGCGCGGCGCGGTACCGCCTCCGGCGTCTCTACGGAATCATGGAGACGCTGCCTCTGGAGGCCGCCGTCGTGGAGCGAGACACGCTGCAGACCCGACCGGTGCGCGAGTTGGAGCTCAGTGTGCGGGCCATGCATGTGCTCGCGCTGGCGAAGATTGACACCATCGAGCAGTTGCTCCGCACCGACCCACAGGATGTGCTGCGTTTCCGAGGATGTGGACGCAAGACCTTGCGGGAGATTCAGGCGGAACTGGCGAAGCATCAGCTCGGCGACGGGACACGCTGGAGAGCGCTGGCGACCGTATGAAGGGCGCGAAGGCCATAAGGAATAACACGCTCAGTGAGGACAGGCTCTTGTTCTGGGTGAGCCTCGCGGCCTTCCTGATCATGTGGCTCATCGCCGGCATCGCCAACGCGGAAACGCAGACCGGTTATGCGACCTACTTTACAGTGTCCTCCTGTCAGCGCGAGGGCAACAGCGGCATCACCGCCAGTGGAATCCGGCTCTACGACAGCGCCTACGTCTGCGCCCTGCCGCACCGGCGATTCGGCAAATCGTATCGGGTGTGTCTGGCCGATCAAACGGATCGATGTGTGATCGTGACCCATCTCGACTTCGGACCCGGGCGCAAACCACGCGAGCGAGGCGTCGTAATTGATCTCAGCCGGTCGGCGTTTGAGCAGTTGGCGCCGCTCAAGGTGGGGAAGCTGCGGGTGACGGTCGAGCCTACGCCATGAGTGTTCAGGCTACTTCACTCCAAGCATATGACGAGCTCATCAAATCCCAAAAGTTGGGTGCCCATCAGCTCGCGGTGTGGGCCGTCATTCAAGAACATCCAGAGGGAATGACGAATCTGGAGCTGGCCGGTCTCCTCCATTGGCCGATTAACAGCGTTACGCCACGAGTCTTTGAGCTGCGCGAAAAGGGCCTCGTGGGCGAGGTCGGCCGGCGCACGTGTCGTCTGACCGGACGCCAATCGATCGCGTGGGGGATCGCACACCGTACGGAATACCAAATGGAGCTCTATCGATGACACCTGCTTGGTTTTTGCTGGCTTTGTTGGTGCTAAATCTCGGTGCGTGTGCGGTTTTTCTGATGCGGGCCCAGCTGGCCTGGGCGCTCATCTATTTCGGTGCGGCGTTGATTCAGACCGGCTGCATATGGGCGTCGAGATGATTGATTCAAAACGGCGTGCGTGTCTGGCCTTGCAGGCGATCTATGAGGGGATCGAGCGTGACGGTACCCGTACCGTCTTTCCGGTATCAGTCGTCAATACTGTGCTCCTGATCGGAGAAACGCCCGTGCCGGAGCAGCGGGTGCCCTCCCAACACCTCCCCAGATTCTTTCGTCGCATGACGACGGAAGAACTGCACCTCCTGATTGATGAATATGAGAAACGCTACGCAATGATGCTCCTGGAACAGGCGCGGCAGGAGCTCACGCGCAGGACAAGCACGACATGATCATTGAACTGCCTCTCTGTCCGCGGTGCGAGAAACAGCTGATCAACGGGCAGCGGGTCAAAGGCGTGCGCTACGGCGAGCAGGCCACACTGGTACACGCGCATTGTGCCGCCCGGGATGATGTGATCACGACGGATGGCACCTTACGGATGTTCTGGGAGGTCATCCCGGATGAGCATTAAGTTTATCGTCGAAGGCTCGCCCGTCGGCAAGGAACGGCCGCGCAAAGGGCGGGGGCAGCATTTTTATACGCCGGAGAAAACGAGGCGTTTTGAGTCGAGCGTGGCAATGGCGTTTCTGAAAGTCGCCCGCCGACGCCTCGATCCTCCCGCGATTTCGGTGCATGTCCGCTGCTTCTTCAAAAACCGTGCGCATCCCGATCCGGACAACGTCCTCAAAGCCGTCCTGGATGCGCTGACGGGGATGGCCTACCCACATGATCGCTACGTGGGCTCCAGCGTAACTTGTGAATATGATGCAACGCGGCCGAGAATTGACGTGGAGGTGTCATGACCATCGTGGATCGTTCTGTCAGCAGGGCACCGTCATGTCTGAAACAACTCACCGTCTGGGTGAGGGGGCGGGAACAGATCCAATTCGCCATTGACCAGCTGGACAAACATCGGGCGCCCTGGCAACTCAAGGAAGACGGCGGACGTGTCGCCATCTTTGTTCCGGGGCACAACGACCATGATCCAACAGCATGAAGTGCGGCTACTCCAAGTGTAAGCGGCAGTTTACGCCCAACACATTCTATCTCCAGCGCTACTGCAATAACCGTTGTCGGCAGCTCGCACGGAACGAGCGTTACCGTCGCCGTTATAAGACCAATAAAACCTTGCGAATGCACCGCATTGAAAACGCACGCGCCTATCGCCGATGGCGCATGGATCCACGAACCACCTAAAACGTTCCGCCCCCGTTCCGCCTCTATTATTCCTCCGATAGTTTGATCTACGCTCTCCCTGAGAGACCATGTGGAGCCGCTTCAGTGCCCTACCAGCCTACTTTGGGGGCAAACGCGCCCTCTGCCCCGTCATCTTCAAAGAAATCTCCCGCGTCATTCCTCGTGAGCGTTGGTCCCAGACGACCCTGTTGGATGGCTTCTGTGGAGGCGGCTCGGTCTCGCTCTATGCCAAGGCTCAGGGGATGAAAGTGATCAGCAACGACCTGGCCGATCGCAGCCGCATCATCATGGACAGCCTGATCGTGAACGATAGGGTGACCTTGAGCGATGAGGACATCTACCGGCTCTTTCTTGGTGGGCCCAGCAATCGCCACTTCGTGGAGGAGCACTTTGTGCCCGCGATGTTCATGCGCAAGCACGCGCTCTTTATCGACCAGGCGATCGCGGCCATTGCCGACATCGCCCACCGCACCAAGCAGCAGTTGCTGCGGCTGGCGCTGGTGAAATATATGCTCAAGATCACGCCCTATAGCCAGATTCACTCGGTCGATTATTTCCAGAAGCTGGAGACGGACGCCTATGAAGGGCTGGGACGCTCGCGCACGAAAAAGATTCCGTATACCTGCATGCATCCCGTGCGGATTCTCCAAGAGACCAAGGAACAGATCAACGCCGCGGTCTTCCCAAGCGGGCATGTGAACGAAGCACATCAGGAAGATGTCTTTGAGTTTCTTAGCCGCACGAAAGGGGACATCTGCTATCTGGATCCGCCCTATGCTGGCGCGCAACCCTACGAAGTCTTCTACGGCGTGCTCGATCAAATCATTGAGCGACGCGAACAGCCGCGCGCGGTCAGCGCCTTCAACAGCCAGGACGCCGGCAAGTTCGTGATGCAGCTCTTGGACTGCGCGCGTCACTTTCCGGTCGTGGTCCTCAGCTACGGCAGTCAGCGCTACTCACTGCAAGAGTTCGATCTGATGGTCCACGCGGTCGCCCCGGCCGCCGCCGTACATCAAGTGAACTTCCGCTATGCCTTCACCCGCAAGAGCGATGCGGAGGCGGTGCGCAAGGAACTGCTCGCGGTGGTGACTCATGGCTGACGCGCTGCAGCACATCCAGCAGATCCCGGTTGAGCGGATCCGGCCGAACCGATGGAACCCGAATGTCATGTCCCAGCAAGCATTCCAAGAGTTGGTCACCAGCATTCGCCAGGAGGGCTTTCTCAGCGAACCGCTGGTGCGCCCCATGCCTGATGGCAACTTTGAGCTGATCGATGGCGAACAGCGCTGGCGCGCGGCCAAAGAAGCCGGACTGACCGAGATTCCCTGCGCCGTCATCAGCACCTCAGAGCTGCGCGCGAAAATCGGCACGCTCAAGATGAACCTTCTGCGAGGTCAGCATGTCCCGATCAAGCAAGCACTGTTGGTCGCGGAGATCGCGAAGGACGGTGTGCCGATCGCCGATTTGGGGCGCGAGCTGGGCCTGGAGGATCAGGAGATAGAGGATCATCAGGAACTGCTCAAGCTGCCAGATGACATCGGTGCCACGATCGAGCTGCAAGCGCAGATGGAGGAGCGGGATGCCTTACAGGTGATGACGTTTGTCGTCCACAAGCCACAGGCCGAGATTATCGACCGAGCGCTGCAGCAGATCGAGGAGCAGCTGGACGGCAAGAATGTCCGTGGGCGGGCCTTGGAGTACTTGGCGGCGGAATTTCTGGCCGGCAATCCGGACCTGCAAGGTGTGGTGACCACCGGACAGGTGACTGATGTCACTGGCGGCTGAAATTGCGATGGAGAAAGTGAGCAAGCAAGAGGAAGTAAAGGAACGCGCCGCAAAGATTTACCGCTACGTGATTCGCGGCATGACGGCGACCGAAATCGCAAAAATCGAAGGTTTGGAACTGCGGAAAGCCTACTGGTACATCGAGGAGGGCGGGCGCATCTTGGGCGGGGAAATAAAGCTGCTGACCAAACGTGGTGTGCTCAAAGAGCTGTTCCTGCATCACCGGGAACGCACCAAGGAGCTGTGGTTCACCTACGCCCGCACGAAGCTGGACATGGTGAAAGCCCGCTGTCTGGAGCAGCTGGCTGCGGAAGACGATCGGCTCTTGGATCTCGCGGAGCGCTTGAAGCTCATCGAGCAAAAGTCCTTGAAAGTGGACAGCGATGCAGGCTGGGTCGGCCTGCTGAGTGCGGTGGTCAATGCCCGAAGCCATGGTGGACGACTTAACGGACGAACAGGTGCTGGACTTGCAGCACCATTTTCAAACTGATTGGCGCAGCTTCTACCGGGATGTGCTGGCCGGGCCGGAGCTGTGGGCCAAACAGTCCCTCATGTGGGATTCCGTGATGGCCCATCAGCGCACGCTCGTCATCTCGGCGCATGCGACCGGCAAGGACTTCCTCAGCGGTCGCATCGTCCCGTGGTTTCTCAGTAATTGGATTCCGTCCATTGTGATTACGACCGCTCCTTCCGATCGGCAGGTCAACAAGGTCGTCTGGGGTGAGATTCGTAGTGCCGTCAAGAACGCGAAGGTGCCATTAGGCGGCCGGATGCTGGAGCAGGAATGGAAGTTCGCCGAGAAGCACTATGCCATCGGCTTTGCGACGAAGGATAGCCAAACCGTTAGCAACCGGTTTCAAGGCTTCCATGAGCGCAACGTGCTGATTCTGCTCTCGGAAGCCTCCGGGTTGCATCCCTCCATCTGGGAGAGCCTGGAAGGCCTCACGACAGGCGATTACGTGCGGGTGCTGGCGATTTCACAGCCGCCCGCCGGCTCCGGGCCCTTCTATGAAATGGTGCGCACGGCCTGCCGCAAAGGGGTGTCCTGCCGGTGTCTCGACTGGCATCTGATTGAGATCAGTGCGTGGGAAGCGGCCGAAGCCAATGCGCAGCGGCAGATCCCTGGCTTGGCCACGCTCGAATGGTGCCAGGAACGCCTCCGCAAGTGGGGCGAGCAATCGCCCTTTTATCAGCTGCGTGTCCTGGGCCGGGTGCCGGACGCCAGTGAAGACGTGGTGATCCCCTTAGCGTGGGCCACACGGGCCACGGAATTGGAACTCTCCGATGAGGGTGCCGGGGGCATTGGGGTGGATGTGGCCTGGAAGGGCGGTGATGAGAGCGTCATCACCGTTGTGCGTGGCAAGCGTCAGGCGCGACACGTCGCCATCCACGGGCAGGACACGCTCGAGGTGACGGGACGCACACTCCAAGTCGCCCGCGAGGAGCAGATCAAGACCGTCGCGGTCGATGTCGGTGGAGTCGGGGCCGGGGTCTATGACCAGCTGATGGACGCCTCTGGTGCGCTTGGCCTCTCGGTGATCGCGGTCAACTTCGGCGGCAAGCCCAACAACGACGATGACTATGTCGACAAGGGCGCCGAGATGTGGTGGGAGCTGCGAGAGGATCTCCGGCTCGGGCTCTTTCAACTCCTGAACGACGATGAACAGATCGCCCAAATGACGAGCCGCAAGTACAGCACGCCGAAGGGCAAGATCAAGCTGGAGAGCAAAGAGGAGCTGCGCAAGCGAGGGGTGCAGAGTCCGGATCGCGTGGACGGCCTGTTGTTGGCGCGGCAAGCCCAACAGTATACCGGCGGCGGACTGGGTCTGCGCATCCTGCGCGTCAATGCGCCGGATGACGCCGTGTGGAGGCCGGTCGGATGATTACGCTCGCCTCGTGCCTTTTTGTGGTGGGCCTGGGCCTGTTGGTGACCGCCGCCTGGATGCTGCATCGGCTCGTGGGCTTAGCTGTGCTCGGGCTCTGCTGCCTGGGCTATAGCGTGGCACTGTATCTTCAATCAAAGGCTAAACGGTGATGCCGCTGGATTTGCTGGCCCCGCTCGCCCGTCTGCTCCCGCCCGCCAACACTCGCCCCGTCTGGCCGACCGGTCTGCCTGGGGAATCATCCTATGGGCGCGTCCAGCCAGCCAACTACAACTCAATGGTCAAGGCGGATAACTCCTGGGTGTTCGCCTGCGCCCGCATCAACGCGCAGTCGGTCGGCAAGGTCAAGTTGCGCTTGTTCCAACGGACGGGAGTGGTGGGCGTCACCAGCGATGACCAGGAGATCACCGATCACATCTTCCTCGACCTCATGCGGAACGTGAATCCGTACATGAATGAGTTTGATCTGAAAGAGATCACCGACCTCTACATGGAGTTGACGGGGAACGCCTACTGGTACCTCGCGCCGACGCGGCTGGCTGGCGTGAACGGGCGCATGATCCCCGGCGAGATTTATCCGCTGCTCGCCCACTATATGCGGATTGTGCCCGGCAAGGATCGGATGGTCGATGGCTATATGTACCTGCTGCCGCAGATGCCGAGGCCAGTGGCTTTCACGCCTGAGGAAATCATTCAGTTCAAGTTCCCGAATCCCGACAGCCCGTACTACGGCAAGGGGTGTGTCGAGGGCGGCCACTACGCGATTGACAGCAACACGTTTCAGAAAGAGTACGAGATCGCGCTGTTCAAGAATATGGCGCGTCCCGATGGTGCGCTGACGACCGACAGTGAATTGACCGACGCGCAGGTGGAGCGATTGCGGACGATGTGGAACTCCCTGTATCAGGGCGCGTCCCGTTCCGGGAACATCGCCATCTTGGAGAAAGGCTTGACGTATACCAACACGGCGTTCAACCCGAAGGAACTGGATTACCTGCGCGGGCGCATCGCCACACGGGAGGAAATCTGCGCGATGTTCGGCGTCCCGCCCTCAAAGTTGGGACTGACCGAGCACGTCAACCGCGCCAACGCGGAAACCAACGACTTCACGTACCAGTCCGAAACGGTGTTGCCGCGGCTGCGGCGCATGGAGCAGAAGATTAACGAGCAGCTGTTGCCGATCTACGACCCGAACCTCTACGTCAAGTTCGACGACCCAGTGCCGGAGAACCGCGAGTTCGCGTTGACGAAGATGAGCGCGTACCTGGATCGCGGGGTGGTGACGATCAATGAGGTGCGTGAGTCGGACGGCGAGGAGCCGGTGCCATGGGGCGATCTGCCATACAGCATGGCTGGCGCAGGAAATCCGTCTGAGCCGCCGAGCCAAACGCCCATCGCCACGCCGACCGGGCCGGAGGCTCCGAAGGGTGTGGGCAAGGCCAGCGATACGCAAAAGCGATACCAGTTCGTGCGTGTCATCACGCCGACCGAGAAACGCTTCTTCCGCGACCTGCAAGATTACTTCGTGCAACAACGGCGCATCGTCGAGTTGAACCTGGAGCATTTCAAGAAGGCCAGCCACGGCGTCATCAAGGCGCATGAGCCGCTGGCCGCGCACCTGCTGTTTCCGAAGGCGAAGGAGGAGGAACGGCTGCGCCAACGGAGCCAGCCGTTCGTCGAGCAGGCGGTGAAGATCGGCGCGGAGTTCGGGGCGGCGCAATCCGGGGCGCAGGTGAACTTCGACGTGCTGAACCAATCGGTGCTGCACGCGATTGACAAGCGCGTGGCGTTCTTCTCGAAGCGTGTGACGGAGAACGTCGCGCAAGCTCTCACCGATACCATCGGCGACGGCGTGCTGCAGGGAGAGTCCGTCATGGACATCGCCTCCCGCATTGATGACCTCTATCAGCAACTGCTCGGCTATCGGTCATTGAGGATCGCCCGCACCGAAGTCGTCAGCGCGTCGAATGTCGGCTCCCTGCTGTCCTACCGGGCGGCGGGCATCAAGACCAAACGCTGGCTCACCGCGAATGATGAGCGCGTGCGACAAACCCACGCGGATGCCGAAGGGCAAGAGGTCGGCATCAATGAGTCGTTCCAAGTTGGCGGCGAATGGCTCGATCATCCTGGCGACCCGAGCGGATCACCAGAAGAAATCATCAATTGCCGTTGTACCGTCGAGCCTGTGTTTGCATAGGAGGACACATGGACGCGAGAGTGTTGCGAATCAACTTGGGATCGCCGGAAGGGATCAAGCTGCGCGAGCAGTACAAGATTCGTGAAGGCGTGCAGGAGATCGTGCGCTTGTTCTTCGTGGGAGAGCTGCTCGACGAAGACAAGGACGCCGACGGGACGCGGCCGGTGATGATCACGACCGATGCGATTGACCGCATGAACGAGGTCGTGGATCCCAAGGGGATCGACCTGGAGAACTTCAAGAAGAACCCCGTCATCCTCTTCGCGCATCGCTACGATCTGCCCCCGATTGGCTCGGCGCAATGGATTCAACGCCGCGAGCATGGGATCGTCGCCAAGCCACGGTTTGCGAACACGCAGTTCGCCCAGGAGATCAAGCAGCTCTACGTGGACGGCCACATGAAGGCGTGGAGCATCGGGTTTATCCCGCTGGAGATGCAACCGGGTGACGGCAAGAAGAATTCGCCCAACCGCATCTACACCAAATCCGAACTGCTCGAGTTCAGCGCCGTCCCTGTTCCGGCGAATCCCGAAGCGTTATCCTTGGCGATGACAAAGGGGTTGAGCCTGAGTCCGGATGTGCAGACGGCCTTAGGGATTACCGCCGCCAAAGCAGATGCGATGATCGTCTCCCCATCAGATGCACCAAGTACCACAGTGGATGCCAAGGACGCCGAGCTCGTCGCACTGAAAGCGACACTCGATGTGCGCGATCAGGAAATCATCGCGCTGAAAGAACGAATTGCAATCCTTGAAAAAGCACTGGAGCCGGTTAGCGAACCACGGATCAGGATTATCGGATCGGTTGCACCGGGAGACGCGGTTATCCGAGTCCATGGAGCACCGGAGAGCCTGGACGCCTTTCGCCAGGAACTCGCGGGAGCAGTGGATGGCCGGGTAAAGCATCTGACGGGGCGCGTGTCGTAGGAATCATGTAACCACAGGAGATCACACATGACCGTTGCAGCAGAACCACAGCCCATCAAAGAAATTACGATGGACGACCTGAAGAAGATGATCTTCGGGTTGATCGACGAGAAGATCGCGCCGCTCACCAAGGTTGACCTCAAGCACGGGGCGTTCCCCGGTCTGAGCGAGAAGCAGATCGGCGAGATGGCGTGGCACGACAAGATGAAAGCATTCTTGAAGTCGATGGTGCGCGGTGAAGTCCAGAACTGCAAGGAGATGGAGCAGTCGTGGACGACTGAAGCCCAGCGCAAGCAGATGGTCGAGTCCACCGATTCCGCTGGCGGCTACTTGGTGCCTGAGGAGTTTCGGGCCGAGATCATCCGCATCATCCCGAAGTACGGGATCTTCCGCAAGTACGCGCGACAGTTGCCGATGAACACCGACACGCTCCGCGTGCCGCGTCAGACCTCCACGGTCACGGTGTCGTGGCCGGGTGAAGTCGTCAAAGGCACCGCAAGCAAGCCAGTCCTCGGGCAAGTGATCCTGAACGCGAAGACGATGGTCGGGCTGTGCAGCTACAGCGCGGAGTTCTTGGCCGATGCCGGACTGCCCATCCTGCAATACCTCCAGACGATCTTCGCGGAGGAAATCGGGGCTGAGGAAGACAACCAGGCGTTCAACGGCACGGGTGTGCCATTCATCGGGGTGCTCAATGCGTCTGGTGTGAACTCGTATTCCTTGGGAGGTTCAACGACCTCCGGGAAGACCGCCATCACCGACCTCACGGTGGACGACCTGATCAAGGCCGCCGACAAGACGAGTGAGGACGTGGATGAGGGCGCGGTCTACGTGTTCCACAAGTCGGCACTGACCGCTTTGCGGCAGATCAAGGTGACGACGACCTACGCGTTGCAGCCGGCCTCCATGGGTGCACCGGGCACCATCGCCGGGATCCCGTGGGACACGTCGAAGAAACTCCCCTCGGCTCCGGCCGCTGGCGTGAACTTCGCCATCTACGGGAACTTCATGTACGCCCTGCTTGCCGACCGTCAGCAAATGACGATCGCGCTGGCGCGGGAAGGCACCATCGGCGCGAACAACCTGTTCGAGCAGAACATGGCCGGTCTGCGGATCACGGAGCGCATCGCCATTGATATTGCGGTGTCGACTGCCTTCGTTGCCATCAAGACCGCCGCGTCGTAACCGTGAGCCACAGACAAGGAGACTGAGCAATGCCTCGACAGATTACGACAGCGATCAACCCGAAGCTGGGTATCACACCTGGAGCCAACACCAGTACGGCAACCGGGACGGGTGTGGACTGCTCCGGGTACGAGGAAGTGGTGTATGTCGCCATGGTCGGAGCCGTCAGCGGGACGACTCCGACGCTGGACGTCAAGATTCAGGAGTGCTTGACCTCCGGTGGCACGTACACGGACATCACCGGTGCGGCCTTCGCGCAGATCGTGGACGCCACGCACCAGTTCCATCTGGGCGTTCGCGTGAACCCGCTGAAGCCGTTCCAGCGCGTGTTGGCCACCATTGCCGGCACGTCGCCGAGTTTCACCATGTCGGTGGCGATGCTGCGCGTCAACCCACCGCTCGTTCCGGCGGCAGCTGGCGCGTAAGGTTTGACAAGTACGGCGTACGAAGTGGAGTTCAGGGAATCGGGGCCGGCGCGAGGAGTCCAGCCCGGCCCCATCCCTGAGATCGTGCTCCAAGGAGGAGCGGAATGCATCCACGAGTGCAAGTAAGATCGATTGAGCAACTGTGGATCACCACGGATCGTATGGTGGGGAGCCGCAAGCATCTGCGTTCGACGCTCAATCTCATCACTCGCCCCTCCCTCCTCGACGATCCAGACCTCCCTGATGACGACGATGAGGACTCGGACGGCGAGGACACATGGCCTTAACTACCCACGAACGCGTGAAGTCGTATCTGCAAATCAAGGCTGACGACACCACGAAAGATGTGGTGATCGCGGAGATCATCGAGCGCATCAGCAAGTCCGTCGCCACCCGCTGCAACCGCAACTTCGAGTATCAAGCCTACATTGAGTACCATCACGGCGACGGCAAGTTCCGTCGCTTCGTCCTTAACCAGTTCCCCGTCGACAGCACTGCCACCTTCCAGCTTTACGACGACTACAACCGCGTGTACGACAGCACGACCCTGATCGCCGCCACGGACTACTCGGTGGACTATGCCAGCGGCATTGTCACCCTGGATGCCTTCGTGCCGTTCCTCAAAGGCTATAACAACATCAAGGTCATCTACTCCGCCGGATACAAGGTGATCCCGGAAGATTTGGAACGGGCAGCCTTGCTGATGACGGTGGCCGAATTACTCGACACGCAAAGCGCGATGCAAACAAGCATCGAGATCGAAACCACGCAGCGATCGGATCGGCTCATCAAGCAGGCCGACGACATTGTGAAGTCCTACCGGCGCATCGGGATTCCTGGTGAGCCGAGCGGGTTGGGGAGCCGGTGGCCGTGATGCCTGGCGAACTCACGCTCGTCGTTGAAGGATCAAAAGAGATGATGGCGAAGTTCGACGCGCTGCCAGCGAAGATTCGTGACCGGGTTGGCGGCAAGGCGATGAATCAGGGCGCGTTGCTCCTGGAGTCCTATATCCGCACGGAGAAGTTGAGCGGCCAAGTGTTGCGTGTGCGGAGCGGTCGGCTCAGGTCGTCGATCACGCACCGGGTCGCGCAGGAAGGCGACGACACCGTGGCGCGAGTCGGCACGAATGTGATCTACGCGAAGATTCACGAGTACGGTGGGACGATCACGCCGAAGAACGCGCAGTACCTCACCATCCCCTTGCCAGTGGCCTTGACGGCAGCCGGCGTTGCGCGATACCGGGCGCGCGACCTCATCAGCCAACCATCCCTCGGCGGGTTCAAGGCCACCTTCTTCCGCAATCACGTCCTGTACGGCAAGTACCCGTCGGGGCGCGTCGTGCCGGTGTTCGTGCTCAAGAAGTCGGTGCGGATTCCTGAGCGCAGCTATATGCGGTCGTCCCTCAGGGAAAAGGCGCGTGAGGTGATCCTGATGGTATTCAAGACGATCAAGGACGTGGTGGAAGGGAAATAGATGGCCACCGCGAAGCAAGTGCTCAATCAGGTGAAGACGACGCTCGACGCTGATGCGACGTTGGCCGTCAGCACCAAGGCGTACATCCAACGCATTGATCTTGGGTTGCGTCGCGGGATCGCGCGCGCGGATTTTCCCTGTATCCAGATCGAACCGGCGATGCTGACCGAAGCCGCGGTAGCCTACCCGAACCTCGACTGCCACCTGCTCGTCCACATCATCGCCTACACGCAGGTCTTTGACATTCCGACCCTGCTGAAGGGCGATGCGAATTACAAGGGGGTGCTCGATCTTGAACAGGACATCAAGAAGGCGCTGGGCGCGTTGTTCCCAACGCTCGGACTGACCGGCCTGATCGAGTTCACGTTCCCGCGCACCGAGTTCACGATCAGCGATAACGTCGCGGAGTTCCCGGTGCGCGGGGTGATCATCGACATGGATTGTCACTATCGCACGACGCTTGATACGAGGACCTAACGGGATGGAGAGCGACTAACACACTGAACGTGCCGTCCATCGCGGGCTGATCACTCGCGGGGGCAACCTAACAAAGAGGCGGTTCTGGTGCACCAGCCAGAACCGTCTTTTTGTTTGGGCGGCAAAAGGAGGAGCAGAAATGGGCTTACGACGACGGGCGTTGGTGTTGGCAAAAGTAGAAACAACCTATGGGACGGATTCGGTGCCGGTGGTAGCAAGCGACGCCATCCCGGCGTTCAATCCGACGATCAATCCCGTCGGCGCAAAGGTGGAGCGCAATTTCTCGCGCGATACGATCAGCGCCTCACCGGGGCTGCTCGGGAGCCGGTACTACGAGCTCACGTTTGAAACAGAGTTCTACGGCTCAGGTACCGCCGGGACGGCCGCGCGCTACGGCGCGTTG